GTAGGTTTTGGAAAATATTGGGCAATTCCAATGGGACGGTGGTAACCCAAACCGTGATTCGAACACACTGACTGCTGCAGTGTCCGTCCCTAAAGACTCCTTGTGTTGGAAGGAGGAACCCCAGGTTCTTTATAATTCTCTACTTAAACGTCTCTCTATACTTACGCGGGTATGATACAAATCCCGGCCCTGAAGTTTGCCGCGACACCCAGATTGTTGGCAAACACGAACTTGAAACCCCTCTCGCCGTTCGTGTATCCCGTGGCAACGTCAGGGTCGTCGATGTTGCTGACGACAAAGAAGGTGCTGGCGGTTCGCACGTCCAAAGCTGTGCCCACGCCCCCAGTGGCGCCGTCTTCGATATAAAAGCCGCCAATACTCTCGATCTCACAACCGTTGAGGGTCGTGGGAAGCACGTCCACGGAGTAATTTGGGAGTGAGGAAGTGGGACTCCCATCTTGATACCAGACTTTGAGCTCAACGTGATACATACCAGTGGGGACAAGGATCCCAACAGATGGGCTTTCACCAGTATAGGTGCCGTCGAGGTCGACGGTGATATCACGAGAACTGATCAACAGGTTGCAAGGGGCAGCCTGCGCCAGACCTGGGCCCACGCTAAGGGTGCCAACTGAGAGATAAGACCTGTTCTGAGGTCTAAAAGAGCCCACACCTAAGTAGGGCGTGGGCATCCAGAAGACCACGTCGTAGCTAACTGTGAGCCATCCCGCTTCAGCGGTGTCGTCGCCACCCCACGTCTCGATGTAAAAGTGTCCGCCGTCAAAGAGGTTCATGTCATAGGGGGTTGCCGCCCCTCGACATCGTTTGACGCACAGTCCACCCATCAGCAAGGCAGGGTCGGCCTTGAGTGTGAGGTTATCGCCTATGTAGGCCATACCACCGGTCTGGGTGTTCATGAAGTCCGCGGTCTTCCTTGGGGGGTGATCCTCGGTGTCATAATACACGCACATGGCCACTGAGCCCTTAGCGGTCTTCGGGGTCGTGGAAACGAATCGGAACTCAAGGTTCTCGAACTTCCAAAACCCGTACTTAGCCGCAATGGTATGTAACCAGGGGAACAGGGGGTGGTTTGCTGGGTTGATGTGATACTCGGCTCTTCTGTTGATCGGTAACGCCCCGGTGTTATTATAGACCGTGGCCACCAATTCATGAGGCATGTGTACCCTTCTGACGGCCTCTTTACCGAGGTCCGAGGATACTGAGGGGAGGTTCGACAAGTTGGCCAGTGTCTTAGCCTTGCCCCCAGGGGGGCGTGTGACCAGACCGAGCTTGCGCGCGATCTCCTGGTGAGCCTTAGTCGGCACCCTCTCCTTCATTTTGGGTAAGTGGTTTTCCTTTCTGATGGTCAGGTGTTCCAAGACCTTCCTAGCTACGGAAGGACCGTAGTCATTGACAGCCTCGGTCAAGGTTTGCTGGACAGCGGGTTGGATGGCCGCTCCCGTCTCGGCCAGAGCCGCGACAGCGAGGGCGGCCCCTGTTTGGACCGCCTGCCGAACGTCGGCCATTACAGACCGTTCTTCGACAGTACCAAAACTCCCGGACTGACGCACACCGCCACCAGGTTTCTCAGAAAGATGTACCCACTCGTTCATTCCCATTGTAAGAAAGAAAAGCGTAAAACAGAGAATTACAAATAATTTAACAAAGAACGTTCTGGACGTCTTTTTGGCCGCGTGGTCCACCGCGGCACAGGCGCCCAGAAGTTCGACCCCCTGGTCCACACTCCCACTACGGCAAGCAGGTCCTCTCAAGGCAGTAGAGGACGAGTGCCGCGGTAGGATGCGGTCAGGGGGGGCATATGGCCCCTAGTGGGGCCGTATTGGTTCCTGGGCCCGACCGGCGTCGAGCATCAGGGCTTTCCTGCGCTCTGACTTGGTCAAGCTCCGGAACCGTGCGCTCTTAAGGCGCTCCTCTCCCAAAGCGGAAAGAGTCTCTCTCAACGTGCAACCTCGGGGGACCAATACGGTCAACCCGTCAACTTGAACAGCGCCGCCCGCTTTGTACACCAAGTCAGGTAGAGTGAACAGTGGGTGGGCGGGCCACTTGGTGACCCGTTCACCCCTAGTTAACTTCGCAATGAAGTTCTGCCACGGCTTGAGTTGGCTGGCGTTGTAGTGCACTCCTTGGATGTCGAGGAGCATTGACATGTCCTCGTCATCCAGGTTGTCGTACACTAAGTTGACGTCCGGGTCGAAACACCTCTGGATCCAACGAAGGTCACCGCCTTGTCGTCCGTTCATCAAGCTGGTACGAAGATCGCACAGCCCGAGGAAACCAGGGTCGGTGGCCAACAAACCCAGAACGCGATCACGAATGTGGTCGGCCCAGGACTTGTTCGGAATTTTGGTAAGAAACTTGGTTAGCTGTCTTTTCACGTCTATACTCGACTGCCTACCCCGCCACCAGCGCCCGAGCATCACGACAAACTGTCGGTCAGGATCTGAGGACTCGTCGGTAATGACGAATCCGAGGCACTTGGCGTATTCCTGCGCCTCCTCTGGTGTGGGGTGTGTGTCGTCTTCGTATTCAGTGCCAACACAACTGTCATCTCCACCGGCCAGGAAGTAATCGTTGAAGCGGCCTTCAGAATGGCCGTCACCAATGGTGAGGCCGATGGCAGCTTCAAGTGATTCTCCCTGAGCCATCTCGTGCTTAACATACACGAGGGAGAGGACGAAAATGGTCACTAACGTATTGAACAGCGAGGTGTCGCGGGTTCCGTCCTGGTGTGCCCAGAAGTAAAGAACGTACTTGGACTCGAAAGGTCCATCAACTTTCTTCAGACGCAAGTGTATCACGCCCCTTCGGGTCATATCCAGGTACTTCTCCACGTCTTCCTCGCTGAAAAAGGCCTTCAAAAACTTTCGCAGAGCACCCCACGCTGTTTCATTCCAGTGACTGTTCATCTTACTGAAATCATAGCAGCGTACGGTATCAGAGCCACCGAGCTGAAGGGTCTCCATGGCGTCCATCATGTCTGCCGGGGTTTTAAACGCGTAGATCTTCTTGAAGAGTTCTTGTTCCTTTAAGTGTTCTTCAAGCGTCACCACCAACCCGGCAGATTCTATCTGCTTGCAAAAGTCAACGATAAGACGAGCCGCGTTTGGAGACGGGTCGGCCTTGATGAAGCCACTGGAGGAGTTCTCGAGAACTTGGCGTTCCAGTTCACCGCTCAGCAGCATCTCATTAGCCTCATTCCACAGAGCCGGGTAATTGACGAGATCTTCGATCAGATGCTTGTCAAAATGTGCGAGGGCCTTGGCCTTCGCGGCTTCCGTGGGGGTCCCATTGGGTCCGAAGTTTATGTACTCTTCGAACTTGGCTCGTTGTGCCGTGGTCCTGAGACGTTCGCCAATACCGGTCAGGTCCATCGGACTGAGCTCCGTTTCCGGTGCCCACAGTTCGATGAACCTGTCGACGATCTTGTCGAGGATCTGGATGTCTTCATAGACCTCGGCTTCCTCCTTGGCCTGTTGCCACTCCCGCTCTTCACACTCCTTCAATTGCTGCCGGATCACTTCAATATCGATCTCGGGACCGCCGTGTTTCTCTTCCTCTTCGGAAGTGGGCGGAGTTGTGGGTGTGGTGGCCTTTGTGACGCGGGCTTCGTTGTCGCTCTCTATGATGACATCGTTAACCGCGCGACGTTCCTGGCCGTCCAGAACTCGGACGGCTACGGCTTCAGCCACGGTGGCGTCGGAATTGTAAAAGCCGGGGCTGGCTCCTTCCAAACCGACGAAGGCGGGTGACGCGACGAGGACAGGCCTCGAGCGTTCTCTGTCTGCCTCAGTCTCAAACAGCGGGCTCCTCATGAATTCTTCGTCCATGGGGGCCGCCACCGCTTCTTCCGCTTCGTCCCTTTCAAAGGGGGGCGGACAGATACCGACGTTGGAGGCGCCGGCGAAAGTGGGCATGACCTGTGCAGAGCACATGGCCAACAAGGGGGTGATATATCGCAATTTGTCGCCGCTGAGTGCGGCAACAATCGCCTTAAGCTTGTGATCCTTCACGTCGCCGTTCCTGGACATGGAAACGGCCTGGCCCGCGAGGACCAAAGGGACCACCAAATGGGCGGTGCTCCTTTCGCGGGTGACGAAAACTTGCCAACCACCTTCTACCTGGTCGTGGTATACTTGGTAGTAGTAGTTGACTCCGTCATGACTGAAGGTCTGGAAGCTGTGCCTCACTAAGGGCGCTGAAGCGTCACTGAGGAGACTCGCGATAACGCCCAGCTTCTGAAAAGGGGTGTAAAGAACAGCGAGGCGGCCTAACGGTAGCCGCTTTATGTCGCGTCTAAACACCACTTTGTTGTAGCTGGGGCCGACAATAACGTAGTCGAGCTGTTCGCTGGCGTCGTGCTTCCAATAAGCGTGTTCAAATGTTACGGCTCCGTTTGCATTAACCACTATTCCGCCTTCCAACACCATCTCTTCCTCCGATAGGAGGGACCTGCCCTTAGTGAAGAGTAGGAAGGTGTTCGTTGGGTTGGCGGCCATAACGGCTGGGATGTCCATGTAATAATCGTGGTCGGACATCACGATTAGGGAGCCACTCCTCGGCACATAACGACCGAGGGATAAAACATTACGTAAGTGATCAACCTCGAAAGGGGCTCTATCTAGAGCCACGTCCGACGGCCAAAAGGGAATTGTTTGGACGGATATCGCCTTCTGCTCCTCCCCAAAGGCAGCATCGTACTTGCTTCCGAGTTCGTCTATAGGGGTCGCGTCAGAAACGTTAGCCTCAACATGTGCCTTGAAGTTGGCGGCTTGTCTCTGGCGGAACTTCTCGTGAGAGCGTTCCACAAGGTGGGCGACGGGGCCCCGGGGTCGCGGGTTCCAGATGTCTACACAGTTCACGCCTGGTTTGGCGCGAAGAAACTCCCTAATCAGGTGACAGGTCATCACTTCTTCGCACCTACGTTCCTCGGCGTGTTCTGCATGGAGCTTGTTCTGCATGTCAACCCCACGCGGAAAGGGCAACTTAGCCGCGCGGAATTTCATCCGGAACACCTCCGAATCGCGACGTACATGTTTCTTAGCCAACAGTCCGACGAGGGAGGACTTAAGTCCCGTTCCGTGTCCGACTATCGGCATGGTAGAATTTGTTGGATTCTACTAACCCTTGTTAAATTTTGGGAGGATTTAACTAACCAGAGGGTGCCAGTTGAGAAACCGGCGGAGTAAAACAACCTTCGGG